TCTTGCAGTACCAGAACCAGTAGATTCATTTACATAATCACCAGTATTAGAGAATCGACTAATTGTATTAACATTATTACCTGCGGAACCAAATCCAAATATAGCTTTATCACCACCATATCCGGCTGCTGTTAGACCACCTCTTGCAGTACCAGAACCAGTAGATTCATTTACATAATCACCAGTATTAGAGAATCGACTAATTGTATTAAGAAAAGAATTGTCTTGGTCGCCAAATCCAAATATAGCTTTATCACCACCATATCCGGCTGCTGCTAATCGATATCTTGTAGTACCAGAACCAGTAGATTCATTTACATAAGTACCTGTATTAGAGAATCGACTAATTGTATTAACACCAAAAACACTAGAACCTGTGAAACCAAATCCAAATATAGCTTTATCACCACCATATCCGGCTGCTGCTAATTGATATCTTGCAGTACCAATAGCAGTGCTATCTGTAGCAACATTACCAAAAACACTTACCAAATTTTGAATATTAATCCTAGTAGTAGTATAACCAAAACCAAATATAGCACGATTGTGATTTTTTCCTGTAGCTCTGGTTTCAGAGAAATCATTGCTTCCAGAAACAACAGATGTAAAAATCAATTCAGTATTACTAATAGATGTTCTTGTTACCATGGATTCTTATTTTATATTGTTATGTGTGATTTATTTATATCACAAAATTATGTTATTTTGGAAACAGAGATTTTGTCTGTGAATCAACATAATATTTAGAAATGTCTGTAAAGTTATTTACCAACATCTTAGCAAATTGTGTTTGGGAATTTATAAAATTATGTGCGCTTTTATTTAAGATTGGATCTTTAATTATCTTATCTGTTAAATTCTTTTTCAACTGTTGCAACATATCTATTTGTAATTCGATTGTGACACCCGACATAAACAAACTTTTATAATCTGTGAACACATTATTCTCCTAAAGTTTAGAGTGGTAGTTTAATTTTTTGGATAAACTACCAAAAACCTTTTTAATGCTTAAATTTCATTAGAAATAAAAGCGTTAAGTTTCTTTGCTTTTGCAATAACATCGTCCTCACTTGGATATTTTATACCAGTTGGTGCTGGTACACTTCTATCAATTTCCAATTGGCGATGCCATTGATCTTGTGCAAAACTATTTTTTGAATGATATTCATCAACCAGCAAATCTTTTGCCATAGATAAAAGTTCCATACGAAGTTCAAAAGGTGTTTTACTCATATATTTCTCCTTGTGTGTGATGAGTGTGTGTTTAAAAAGAACAAAATGGTAGGTTATTCTGTTACGAGGAAACCTACCGAAACCCTAAGTGGTTATCACGCCACTAATCTGTATTCGCTATCATTTGCGTTTACTTTGATTTATTTTTAACGACTGATATGTCGAGTAGCCAATCAATGTACTTATTACTCCGTCGAACCTAATTCGGGCCCATCATAAACATACTGTTTGGAACTTTTATTATGAGCATTATTACCTCATTTATCAGTAGACAATATGTTTATGGTGGACCCGGGGGAGAACTGCCCTCCCCGTCCGAAATACCTTTCTAAAAATCAGTTTACTACCATTACAATCTATTTAGTTCATTTTTATAAAACTCTATTGCGCTTAATAATCCATTGATGTGATCATCCGTTTTTTCTTTGAAAATAATAGGATCAGAATTCTCTACTGCCATAATAATAACGATATCGTTGATTGGATTACCAACAAGTTCTTCATACATTTTTGCATATGCAGTAGTTTGCCAAAAGTAATCATCAATATCTTTTTTTGCTTTAATGCGTTTTGATGTTTTAAAATCAATTACAGATAGAATACCATCGAACTCGGCAATACAGTCAACGCGACCTGCAAGACCGAGTTCGATGCTCCAAAGACTTTGTTCTTGGTAATGGATATTATTGATTCTATTTAATGTGGATTTAATAGAAAAAAACATTTCTTTAGCATCGGGCATAATGGTGCCAAGGTCTTCATTATTCAAATACCTTTCACATAAAGTGTGTACATTAGTACCACGGCCCGATGCTTTCCTAGCAATTTTATTTGCTTCATCTTCGCCCACCCGTTTTCGCCATGCCATAATTTCTTTCTTTTTCAATGCACCCAATACTGTAGTGACAGAAGGTAACTTCTCTCCAGTTGGTGTGCTATAGAATCTCTTACCATCTTCATTAAAAGACTTGAGATTCTCAATTTTCATCGGTGGACAATAATTAAACATTTTAAAATCCTAATAGTTGTTTCTGTTTCAAATATTCCTTCACAAAGCCTGATCTGACAATATCATCAATCGTAAAGAAAACTAAATCTACGTTATCAATTTTCTTTAAAATTTGCATAATATCCAAATATCCACTTTTCTCTTTCTTTCCGTCCAAATCGTTCTGTGCATAGTCGCCACATAAAACAAATCTACAGTTTTCACCGATTCGAGTAAGTACAGTATTTAACTCACCAAAATTTGCAGATTGGAACTCATCAAATATAACAATAGAATCTCTAAATGTCAACCCTCTTAGAAAACTTGTTGTCTGAAATTCAATAATTTGTTTTGTAATTAAAAATTGCCATGCATCACCTCTACCAACTAATTCATTAACAATATGCTTATAAGGTTCTTGATATATTTTTGCTTTTTCTTCCAAAGTACCAGGTACGAAACCTAAGTCTCTAGATGGTACTGCGGATCTAATTATAATAATTTTTTTATAATATGATCCATCTGAAAGAATTTCGTTTAATGCGAGATATAATGCTAAAAAAGATTTACCTGAACCTGCTGAACCTGAGAGAACTAAATGTGAACCTTTATCATACAGTTGAAATGTTTTTTCTTGGTTTGGAGTAAGTGGATTGATAGTCTTTAAGGAGAAATGCTGTTTTTTCGCCTCTTGTTGACTCGTTTTCTTTTTTCTTTGCATCAGAAATGTCCTTATTGTGTTTTTTGGGATATGGATTTTTCATGATGTTAGTTCTTGACCCATCAATAGCCACAATAGGATTAACAGCAAGGAGATATGGTATTCTCATTTTTTACCATTCCCTTGGCATTTTCGTTTTATGCGATTGCGCGATTCTGTTACCTGGTACATTCTTAATCATTCGGCCAATAACTTCACGCTCAAATCGAGCATCTGGTTGTCCGACACCAGGAGTACTCATTCTCATTCCGTCACCATAGACGGGAAAATCTTTAGCAGTAAAATGCATTTGTAGATTTGGATTGTTCTTTTTGAATTCTTCTAGTTTGGTGTAACTAAATTTGTGTTCTTCAATTTCATCAGTCTCAGTATTTAAAAATGAATAAGTTGGCAATTTTAATCTCCATATCATGTGTACCAAACGGGAACAGGTCGAGAGTTTACTTTACCTTGCCATGATGCTAGATGACGTTTGTGTTGTACATAGTATTTTCTATAAGATGTAATAGAATCACCAGGTACTTTACATTCATCAGGCATTGCTGGCGTTGGACCAGTAAATTGACCTTCTTTAATGTTTTTTGGTATATTTTTTAACAAAACATAACACAAACCAGTTTCTTCGACTTTGTGTGTTCTACCATATCGATATGTATATTCTTCACAAAGTTCGACTAGAAGATTGGATAACCAAACGTAATTTGATTTATTTTGTCTAACCCAAATTGCAGATGGATGATGGATATGAGTAGCAGAATACAACATATCTTCTCGATCATCAGGTAAAATCCAATACTTAGATTTTCTACCTGTTTTAGTTTTACCTTCTTGTTGAATACCGTCTAATACTCTATGTGCAGTAGAAAGTAATTGAGCGTATTCAAGAATCATTTTAATTGAGTGTTTATCGGCATGCATTTGAGCACAGATTTTTGGATTATCGTGAAGGAAAAAAATGTTAATTTTTATCTCCCTGTAACTAGGATATTCATGAATAAACTTTAATAGATAATTATATTATTATTTATTCATGAGTGATTTGTTACGCTGGTGTTACAGGTGCTTTTGCTTTAGGAAATCGTTTTGCAATATCTTCGGGTGTAACAGTTTGTAACACAAATTGTGAGAATTCACTATAATGATTCTTTACTTTGTATGCGGACCTACCATTAACTGCGGCAGAATCAGCAAAGAACAATGCACATCCACCTTCCATTAGAGGCGCAATTTCAATAACTTCGTTCAAGTTAATAATAACTTTGCACATTTTTTCAACGGATTCAACTTCAATAAACATATCATACTCCTTAAATTAAATTAAATATAAACACAATCGTTTGTATAACAATTAAAAATATTACTACGCCAACAAACCTAACAGAAAATGAAATTGCTTCTTCACGGTAATAATCACGTTCAAACCTGATCATATCATTCTGTGCTAAAATTTGAGATGGACAATCGGTACCCAACATTTTTATAGTTTTATCCGATTCATACAATCTGTTTTTAGCAGAAATATAATTTATAATAGAAATCATACTATCACCAATGTCTTAAAATTCCAGCAATAATGAAGCAATTTGTAATTATATATGAATAGTCTCCAAAAGTAAAGCATTTATTTTATTTTTTCTATTATTTGTTTTGCTTCTTTATACTCTTTTAGGGCATCAACACGAAGATCATTATTTAAAGTTTCAATAAATGGTTTTATTTCTTTTTTGAATTGTCGGATTAATTCCATTGAATATATCAAATCATCTGTTGATGCTTGGCTAAACCAGAGTTCAAAACCTTTTGGATCTAAAGATAAAAGGAAATCTAAATTATTTTTATCATACTCATTCATTGATTTCCTCAAAAATGTCAATAATTGTTTGTTCGGTGATTTTGTTATGTTTTTTCCAGACATTCCAAACATAATCAGCATCAGCATTGTGACCTGGAGGTCCAAGCAATTTATATACTCGACCTGAGCGAGTCACACCTGTTCTTTTATCAAAATCAAATTTTTGAATTGCAGATGAAACCCTGCCACCAAATTCATCTAAACCGACAAAATGTCTAGATTTAACACCAGAATCATCCGTTGCTTCAATAATTTTCCATCGTGACATATAAACTTCTGGATGTTCTTCTATGGGGGCAGGAGTCCAAAAACTCATTATTTACTCCTCTGGATCTTGATAATCGATTCGATTGATATATTTGAATTTTTGTTCATCTGTCCATGCATCAAGATAATCATTATCTTCATTGAAGAGTTCAAGATATTCTTGATTATTATTTAGTTTACGAACAGAACTAATGCATTCATCAATGTGTTTTTGTGAAAATTCTATAAATTCATCTGATCCTAATTCACACACAACTTCATCGGCTGCATGAGTTGGTTCACGCGCTTCAACGACATACCGATGCCTAAAAATTGAAACCGTTTCAACAACATAAAGATTCAATTCATTGCTCATTCATTATCTCCTACGAGTTTATTTGCGATTGATACGTTTTCAGAAAGATCATTTTCTTTTTGTGCTTTGTATCGATCCCATGATCCAATCATATCATCAGGAACTCCAGCTTCTTCACGCCAATCAAAATAATCATTGTATGTCATATAATAATTCATGAGTGTTACAATAGCACGGCGCAAATCTTCTTCATCATCAAGAAAATCACCAAAAAGATTTTCGTAATCACTTTTCAGTTTAGCAACAATAATATTGTCAACCCATTCATCATTGATATCAACTTTCATTTCCATTTTTCACTCCAAAGTTAAGTTAAAGTCTTTTCGACCGTATAATAATTATACCACACCATATCAACTACGTCAATCTTGTTGCTCCAAAACAACACAGGCAAATTTTGTGTTATTTATAAATAAGTCGTAAGATAAATTAAGGGATTTTACAAATGGACTTTCTAAAATTAGTTACCGAAGTTGGATTTCCAATTACGGCATCTCTGGCAGCAGGTTATTTTGTGTTCCTAACTCTTAAATTTATTTTAGCTGGTGTTACCAGTTCCATCAATAATATGACAGGTATTATTAAAAATCTGGATAATCGTGTTGATGTTATGAACAATGAAGTGCAAACCATCGATATCAAAATAAGTCATGCATTAGGATTAAGGCCAAATTATGAAAGAATTGCAAGAGCCGAAAGTGGCGATCACAGAAAAGACTAATACGGAGAATCAAATGTCTATGGAAAAATTAGAAGAAGCCCATGCAAAAGGACAACTCATAGAAAAAATTACTTTTGCATTATTACCTTTGTTATTTTCATGTGTTGTTTATTTAATGTCTGCACTCAGCACATTGAGTCATGAGGTTACTGTGTTAAACAGTAAAATTTCACTTGTTGTAACATCCGACAATAAACAAGCAACCAATACAGGTGCTGAATTGGCGCGTGAAAAACTAAGACAAGATTTAGAAAAAGAGATTCAAAAGAATCGTGATATGATTGGTGAAAATCGTCAACACATTGCTATTTTAGAAGATAGAATGAGTGTTCCAAATAAAGTTAAACCTATTTCAAATAGGAACTAAATGGATAATATTGGCGAGTTAATTGGTAAATATGGATTTCCGATTATCGCCGCTTTTGGTATGGGTGGATTAATATATTATGTTTGGAATTGGGTCACAAAAGAAGTCAAACCTGTTATAAGTGATTCAAATGCAATTCTTATTGGTCTTATTGATCGCATTCGTGTTCTTGACAATGATCTTATTCGGTTAAATCAAAAAATAGATACCGTTCTCCAACTACGCGGAAGAACCATAGAAAAAGAAAGGATTGATCAGAGAGAGAATTGATTTTTAAGATATTGTTTTACTCGTTCTGGATCATCTGCATACATTTCTAAAGGCGTTATCATATCAAACGCTTTATTTTTAGTTACCCACCATCGTTCGACCAATGCTTCTTTACCTAAGAGAGACATTAGTAGTTCGTGATATGCTTCTTTTAATCCTGTTGGATGATTCATTTTATTTTTCCAATATATTACTAGCTAGTTCTTTATATCCAGCCCAACTGGGATGAACACCGTCTGGTTGTAATCGAGTAATCGGCACTACAGTATCACCATGGCGAGCCGCTACTTTCTTTACAATTTCTTGAATGTTGGGTTTGATTGCAGGCAATATCCAAAAAACGCGACTTGCCGTAATCTTTTCTCTGAGTCTTTCTAGTTCTTCTTGTGTTCGAATATGTTTATGATCATTGCTACCTAAACTGATAATCACAGTTTGTGCAGTTAGATCGTGTTTGAGATAATCTCTATTCCATTGCCAAGTATTCCAACCACCTTTACTAAGAGACTCGCATTGAGATATTTGTTGTTTTAAACCTACAGCGATACTATCGCCCAATATAAGACATTCAATCATGTTATTTTTCCATCAATCTATTAACAAAATTCAACAACAATTCATGATGCCGAAATTCATGCCAATATGTATTCATGTATGATTGTCTGTACCATGAAAATGTAGATTCTGGATGACAACCAATTAAACCAATTCGATTTTGTATGATTGCCATTGCATCACCATTTGCATAAGTTGCAATAACTTCTTTTTTACGTTCTCCACCGATCATAGCACAACCATCATAAAAATACATATTTTCTAGATTGTCGTTCCATTTCACTTCAGCAACAGTAGCATAACTTCTTTTTATCTCAGAAGTATCTCTTTTAATATATTGTACTGCTTTAATGCCATTTAAAAGATTAAAATAATGTTTTGAAGCCCAATATGCACCCATGCAGATACCTAGATATCTACCACCTTTCTCCACATATTCTGAAATAATATCAATTTGCTTAGTTTTAAATATCGTATCAAAAGAATCACTATCGCCTATTCCACCAGGAAACGCAATGATATCAGATTTTTTAATTGTGTTTAAAGTAAGGTTATCATTAGTAAAAAATTTAATACTATAATCGTTAGACAATGCCTCATACATTCCAGCACCACATATGATGGAACATTCAGGATCATTGATGAATAACGATAATCTAGGTTTCATGTTTTACCATATTCCTTCATAAATTCTTGTAATGGAATATCTCTCATCAATGCTGAATTGGCCCATCGATCAAAATCTTGAATTGGTTCGGATACATCAACAACCCATGTTGAATCTGGTCCATTGTTTCTTACTCGATAATATCTATTCTTAAAAGAAAAAACTCCACATCCATACTTCATTACATTACGCCAATTATCTGAATATGTCAGTTTAAATCCATTCAATTTGAACCAAGTTTTAATATCACTTTTTGACATTTTATTAAAATCTTTATTCATAATTCAATCCCATAAACCTTGATAGTAGGTACCAAAAAGTCGTAGTCCATTGTTAATTCTTTCTTGGTGTGCTTTCATACCTGCTTCGTCTATTTTAGACGTATGATTGGGTCCTTCTTTTAATTCAAAAAGAGAGGGTTTACCAGTTTCATCCCATTCGGAAGGAACACTACGCAAATCGTATTCTCCTGTTCGATATTGTTGTTCCCAATCACAATCCGGATGTAATTGTTCAAATGTCCAAATCATTTCATTCATAATCCAATCCCATCGAAGAAAATGATTTGCATCGGTGTCCCATTCATTTTCTCGCGGTGGTGCAGAAGTGCTTCGCAAATGTTCTGGAACATCCGCATCATCTACCAGTGGTGCACCATGTTTTTTATCATTGAGTTGTTTTAACATAGGCAAAATGATCATACTTAAAGTATCATTCATTGACCATGTATCGTAAGAATCAATGCGAATTTTAATCTTACGTTTACGTTTACTTTCGATCCACAACATAAAATCGTAAAGCAAAGTATTAGATCGTTCTTTACGATTAAAAAGGTCTATTCCATTTTTATAATCACGTTCTGGTTCTACAGAACCATGCGCTAAAAATTCACCAAAATTATGAACCCAATCTGGTTTGCTTTTAATTCCATATTTGTCCGTTACCGGTTTAGCCCAAAAGCATAACTTTTCAGCCAACTGATAAGGACCAAACCAATTTTTATACGGACCAATATAGACTTTCATTATATTCTCTTATTTAAAATGAAACCTTTAGTATAGGTTAGAAGTGCTTTCGCACTCCTAACCATTTGTTTAAGATAATACTTACGATATGTTGTCATTAAAAGGGAATATCATTATCTTCAGTTTCAACCACTGAAGGTGTTGTATTTGCAGTCATTTCGACTTTAGCATCAACTTTGGAGTATAGATCAAGAAATGCGTTTTTAGTTTCTTCATCAAATCGATTAACGCAAAGTGTAATTGCTTTCATGCGATCTTTAAAGATTTCATATGCTTTTGCAATATGAACCAAACGGCGAGTCGAAATCAATTCATCTGTTGCACCTTGTTTATATGATTGCCGAACAACATCAGCCCATTGTACAAGATTATCAACGAAATCTTTATCTGCAATCAATGGAGTAAGAATTTTCTTTTCAACAGAAGTTGAAGGATATTCTTGTTCAACAGTAATAGGAAAACGCTCAAGGAAAGCAGAATCGAGAATTTGTGCTAGATATTTACCTTCATCAGATCCAGTACCTTTAGTATTTGCAGTGGCAATTACATTAAAACCAGAAGCAGGTTTTACAACTTCGCCAGTCTTTTTATTGTAGTATGCTTTACCTTCAAGAATACCTTGCAAACACATAAGTTTATTAGAACCGCGATCAACTTCATCAATAAGAAGAACAGCACCGCGTTTCATTGCAAGCAAAACTGGACCATCACGATTAACGACATTGCCGTCAATAAGAGTAGGACCACCAAGAAGATCAGATTCATCCGTTTCAATAGAGATATTGACGCGAATACATTCACGATTCAATTCTGCACAAACCTGTTCGACCATCAGCGTTTTACCGTTACCTGAATGACCGGTAATAAAAACAGGATAAAAGATTTTAGATTTAACGATACTATTCAAGTCTTTGAAAAATCCAAATGGAACATAATCTGGAAACTTTTCTGGAATTGCAGAATCGGATTCATCTTTCAATTTATGTTGCCGCAGAGTCAATACTTGAGCAGCCAAATTTACAGTTGTCATAGATTCTTCCTTGTCATTTTGAATCGGTGCATCTAACCAATCACTCTTTTTGAAACTACCATCAACAGTAGGCAATTTATAATGACCGCGATTTGCACGATATTGTGCTTTTGTAACTAACCAGTATGGGTATGCAACATTCTTTTCATCAACCACTTGTTGAATACCATCTCGCGTTAGGATTGCATTTTCACCAAAAAGTTCTTGAGCGGCAGAAATGAACGCTTTTGCATTTTTATTCAGCATGATAACCTTTTTCACCTATTTATTACGTTAATTGTGTCGTTTGGATCACAGTATCTATAATAGACGGTATCCGATCATCTGTCAATCGTGTTGTTTCCAAACAACAGATTATAAATAACTGAAATCATAGGAGTCTTTTTATATGTTAAGTTTTAAGTCTTTTTTGGCAGAAGGTGTACACGATCCTGCTAAATTAAAAGCAATTTTTATTGCTGGTGGACCAGGATCAGGTAAATCTCACATTGTAAATCACGTTAGGGGTGACTTAGGATTTAAAATGGTCAATTCAGATGATGCATTTGAACATGGTATGAAAAAACATGGTTTAGATCCTAAAATGCCTGAACATGAAGCAGAAAAAAGAGATGCAGTTCGTAAACAAGCAAAAAATATAACTGCTAAAAAATCGCATTTATATCATCATGGAAGATTAGGTATGGTTATCGACGGTACTGGAAAAGACTTCCATGAAATACATAAAAAATCTGAACACTTAAAATCTTTGGGTTATGATACCCATATGCTATTTGTTAATACATCATTAGACGTAGCACATAAAAGAAATAAAAAGAGGGCAAGAACAGTTCCAGATCACATTGTAGATAAATCATGGCATCAAGTACATAATAACATGGGTAAATTTCAAGATCATTTTGGTAAAGATAACTTCCATGTTATTGATAATTCACATGATGGTGTCGATCATGATGCAATCAACAAGTTACATAAGCATATACGAAAAATTGCATCAAGTCAAGTAAAAAATCCTGTTGGTAAAGATTGGATTAGACGCCAACAAAGAAGTATTGCAAAAGGCGAGCATAATCCATTAAATATGCCAAAAAAACAAAAAGCAGAATAGTTGTAAAAAAACAACACTTGACATTCTTCCGGACCAGTGTACCATTGGCTATGCCAAGCGTGAAACTTACAGGAAGAAATCAAAATGAGTAAAGAATTTCTATTGATGCGTGATGTTATCTGTCAATATCATCCTAGTTTTATTGAAAGTAAAAAACTACGCAAATTAGGATTAGAACAACCTGAATTGTTTAAAGTAGAAAAACTCGTCGAACAATGTATGTCATCGGCAGCATCCGGGGAATATGAGCATATAGATGCTGCTTACGCCGATTTTTCTGATGGTTCAGATAGCAAAACATCTAGTATTTCTGTTAAATTAAAACCAGGTAATAAAACTTGTTACTATGGTGAAATTGACGGTGTTTCGAAAGTTACGGGCGGTGAAAAAGCTGGAGCATTGCGTTGTGTAATTTATAATCCACATAAACAAGAGTTGAGATACTATTTTCTTCCTAAATCAATGTGGATTAATAACATAAGAATACATAAATCGTCAGGAATTGGTAGAATACCTTTCTCATATAATGTTGTTAAAGATATTATTCCTAAATTTGAAGGATTCGAATGTCTTGATTTTGAAGACCTAGCATACGCTAGTTAATTATAACTGTTGCGTGGATGAGACACTTTTGTTGTTTTGATACAACATATTGACTTTCCACCTGGTCAGAGTAAAATGGTATACATGATGAAAACGAACACCAAACCACTGATCGGCATGGCGCCGAAACCGTTTTGCCGTACACCAATCAAACCTGGTGTTCGGCATACTATTAAAACCAAATACAATCGTAAACCTAAACATAAGGAAGTTTATTATGGGTAAAATGTCTGCATTGGCATTGGATATTGAAGAATCACTTTGTGCCGGTGATGATATCGCCGATATTGCCATTCGATTCGGCGTTTCTGTTAATGATGTTCTTAATATTAAAGAGCATATGATGGAATCAAATTTCGAAAATATGGATATTGAATTAGAAGATTATGATGATTCAATGGATGGTGATTTTGATTCTGCTATGGCCTCTGCTGGTTATGGTACTGATGAGGACTATGGTTATTATGGAGATGATTACTGATGAAAAAGTCTTTTATTAAACAAGTTCGAGACCTAGCGGATCAGAAATTTAGTATTACAACGATTGCCAATAAACTTGGCAAACCCGTACTGGAAATCTGCGAAGCAATTATGTTGCTCGATACATTGCCACCAGCTAAAGTAAAACCCGTAAAAGTACCTAAACAAAAAGTTATTGTACAGAAAAAACCAAAACGTGAAAAATCTATTGCATATCTTTTTCCTCCTGATGTTGCGGATCAAGTAAATGCTAAACGGTTTATTGCGAAACCATACAATGAGAATTTTCTAAAATCTGTTACATTTAATTCTATTAAAGAAGCAGTTGATTATTTGAATGAGTTTACTGAGACTACAATGCCAGAAAAAGACTGGTCGATGATTGGTAAACTAATGTTTGTTAAGTCTAATGGTACAATAGGTAGATTAGTATTATAAAGGGAGATGTCAATGAATGATGAAAGTCATTTACCTGTAGCAGAACAGAGTCTTGTTTTTCGTTTACGAAAGCGGGCAGAAATACGCAGGCAAATACAAGATAGAAAATCGGTAGCAGAAGGCAAACCAGATAGAATTGCTGATTTACTTGAAGAAGCGGCAGATGAAATAGAAAGGTTGAAAAATGAATGATCGAATTAAAGAATTAGCTAGAGAAGCCGAACTGTTAGTATATAACCCTAACGGCGTTCCCACTAAACTAGAAAAGTTTGCCGAGTTGATTGTGCGGGAATGTGCAAAAGTCGGTGACTCTGGTGACCCTCTGCAAGATGGTGGTATTGCAAGAATGATTAAAGAACATTTCGGAGTTGAATGATGAACGAACGAATTAAACAACTTGCTGAACGGGCTGAATTTTCGAAAAATGAACTACATACTCAAGGTGATAATTTTCAAAGGTTCGCCGAATTGATTATTCAAGATTGTATTACACAAGTTGCAATGATCGGAATTTCAAACTTTGAGGATGATGATTCCGGTGATATTTCTTGGACTGTCGGTAAATGCATTGAAATGATTCAACTTAATTTTGATATAAAAAATAAAAATGTTGTTTAAAAACAACACGCTTGACCTATTACCAGAACCGAGTAGAATAGATTTTGTTATGAAATTTCGGGTCTATAACTCAATTGGTCAGAGTATCAGACTTTTAATCTGAGAGTTCCCGGTTCGAGTCCGGGTGGACCCACCATTTTAATAGGATAGTTGGCAGAGTGGTTAATGCAACGGATTGCTAATCCGTCATCGAGAAATCGGTGCATAGGTTCGAATCCTATACTATCCGCCATTTTTTGTTGTGTAAAAGCAACACTTCTGTTGTTTGTATACAACAGTTGACTTCCACCTGGACCAGAGTAGAATAGATCTTGTTGTGAGAGAAAAACAGAGGAAATCGATGAAAGTCGGCGATATTGTGAAGTCCCTAGACTTCAATGGCATTGATAATTGTTATATGGTTGGTAAAGTTGTCGGTATTCAATACGACGGCCTGTTCCGTGCAGAGTTTATTAAACGTGTATGGGAAGGTGTAGAAGATAAAAAGTTTAAAACAGACTTTTTTACTGCGCCAATGCAAGGTAAACAGTTTATGGATAAGTCTGATTCTCCTCGCGTTATTGTTCTCGCCTAATCTATTTTTTATTATTCGGAGTTTATTATGCCTAAAGGCGTACCTGCTGCTGGTTTTCGTAAGACTAAAAACACTATTGATCGGATGCAA